GAGCAGGAGTTTCTGGAAGTGGAACAGGAGCTGGAGCAGGACCATCCACAGCGACATGTGGAGTACCGGGAGGATCTGGTGGTGGTTTAGGAACTACGGGAAATTTTACAAGAACAAAAGGATTAGGAAATACACCTCCAACAAGTCCTTCTCAAGGAAATGATGGTGGAGGACCAAGAGTACCAGGAGATTACGCAGTTGGAACTGGAGGAGGTGGAGCTGGTGGTGTTGGATCTTGTGGTATACCAGGAGGACCTGGATCTGCTAATTCAATAACAGGTTCTCCTGTTACATATGCTGTAGGAGGATTTGGAGGAGACTGGGGATACACTTCAGGATATCCTACAAGTAATTCACCTACTCCTACTGGAGTAAGTGGTGGAGCTAACACGGGGACAGGTGGTAGTGGTGGTCAAACAGGCCCAAATCCTCAACCTTCATGGGGAACTAATGCTGGGGGATCAGGAGGATCTGGAACTGTTATTTTAAGAGCTCCTGGAGCATCAGGACCAAAAATTTCAGTAAGTCCACCTTCAAATACAAAAACTACAAGTCCTGCACCTGATGGAGCTGCAACAATTTTAACTTTTACAGTAACTGGAACTTTAACAGTATCATAATGGCTCATTTTGCTGAAATAGATTTAAATAATAAAGTTTTAAGAGTAGTTGTTGCTTGCAATCAAGATATTGCAAATAATGGCGGAGAACAATCTGAACAAGCTGCAGAACATTTTAAAACTATATGTCCATTATCACTGCAAGGTGTAAAATGGGTTCAAACTTCTTATAATAATAATTTTAGAAAAAAATATGCTGCAATAGGAGATACTTATGATCCTATAAATAATAAATTTATTTTACCTCGACCTTTTCCATCTTGGAACTTAAATGAAAACGATAAATGGCAAGCACCTGTGCCATATCCAACAACCTACAATTATACTAGATTAAATTCAGATGGATCTCCTATTCCTGATTCATATGACTGGAATGAAAATAATCAAAGTTGGGATTTAAGACAGTTAACACTCTAGACAAATTCATTTAAAATAGATATACCTTCTTTATAAGGAAGTATGAATTTAAAGAATCATTATTATTATTTTAAAAGTGTTTTATCATCAAAGTTTTGTGATGATTTATTACAATATGGTAAAAAACATCAAGAGCAAATAGCACTCACAGGTGGAGTAGAAAATAGAGATTTGAAAAAAAATCCTTTATCAAAAAAAGAAGTAAAAGATTTAAAGAAAAAAAGAAACTCTAATATTGTGTGGCTTAATGATAGATGGATTTATAATGAGATACAACCTTATGTAAATCAAGCTAATAGAGAGGCTGGATGGAATTTTAAATGGGATTGGTCTGAGTCTTGTCAATTTACAAAATATTCTCCAGGACAATATTATGGTTGGCATTGTGATTCTTGGGATGTTCCTTATAACTATCCTAACGATATAAATTTAAATGGTAAAATTAGAAAATTATCAGTTACTTGTTCTTTGTCTGATCCGTCTGAATATCAAGGAGGAGAATTAGAATTTAATTTTAATAATCCTGAAAAAAGTAAAAAACATAATATAAAAAAATGCATAGAAATTTTACCAAGAGGGTCCATAGTTGTGTTTCCTAGTTTTGTATGGCATAGAGTATGCCCTGTAAAAAAAGGAACAAGATATTCGTTAGTAATTTGGAATTTAGGATACCCATACCAATGAAACTAGATTTTACAGGTTATTTTATAACCCCTATTTATTCAACTGTAATTTCTGAATGGGTTAAACCTCTTATTAAAGCAACAGATCCTTTTATTAAAAAGGCTAAAAATAATAATAAAAAAGAAATTAAAGAAAGAATAAAAAATTATAAAAAAAATATAGGTGATTTAGGAATGTCTCATCATTCAGATTCTCTTATTAATATTCCTGAATTTAAAGAATTACAAAATTTTGTAAGTAAATCTTCAGTTAATGTTTTAAATCATATTGGATATGATTTAACCAACTATGAAGTTCATTGGACAGAATTTTGGGTGCAAGAGTTTGCAAAAAATGGAGGAGGTCATCATGAAGGGCATATTCATTATGATAACCATATATCTGGTTTTTATTTTTTAAAGTGTAGTGATAAAACTTCAATGCCTGTTTTCCACGATCCAAGACATACAAAAGTTATGACACAACTTCCTTTTAAAAACGAGTCTGAAGTAACTTTTGGATCTCAATTTATACATTATAAACCAAAACCTGGAACTTTAATTTTATTTCCTGCATTTTTAGAACATCAATTTGTAGTAGATCATGGGATAGAACCTTTTAGATTTATCCATTTTAATTTACAAGCAGTTCGAAAAATGATATTAAATCAAAAAAAGATATGAATTTTAAAAAGAAGAAATACATAATTATAAAAGATGTAATATCAAAAGATCTTGCAGATTTTATTTATAAATATTTTTTACTTAAAAGAAGAGTTGCTCAAACTTTATTTGAAACACGTTTCATATCTCCTTTTACAGATTATTTTGGTGTTTGGACCGATGAACAAGTACCTAATACCTATTCTCATTATGGAGACATTGCGATGGAAACATTACTTGTTAAAATTCATCCTATCATGCAAAAATTAACAAATTTAAAATTAACTCCTAATTATTCATATGCTAGAATATATAAAAAAGGAGATATATTAAAAAGACACAAAGATAGATTTAGTTGTGAAATATCTACAACTTTAAATTTAGGGGGAGATTCTTGGCCAATATATTTAGAACCTTCTGGTAAAGAAAACTTAAAAGGAATTAAAGTAGATTTAGAACAAGGAGACATGTTAGTTTACAAAGGAAATGAGTTAGAACATTGGAGAGAAGCTTTTGAAGGAACAGATTGTTGTCAAGTTTTTCTTCATTACAATAATGTTGCAACAAAAGGATCAAATGAAAATTTATTTGATAAAAGACCACATTTAGGTCTTCCATCATGGTTTAAAAAATGAATTTAGAAAATAAAATAAAAGAATTAGAAGAACAACTTCAGATGGAAATAATGGTTAAAAAATCTGAAGTAGAATTAAATAAAGAATTGTTAGAACGAATTGAAAAACATCAACTACATATTGAAACATTAATAAAAATTAATGAAGAATATTCAAATATTATTGCAAGATTAAGAACTAGATTAAAAGAACTTATTGTAAAATAATAATTAAATTTACAGATGAGGATACTTGCATTTAATGTAACTCATGACAGTTCTGTTTGTTCGTTAAATAATGGTAAAATAGAATTTTTTTGTAAAGAAGAAAGACTTTCTAGAAAAAAAAGAGATAAACATCCTTTTAAATCTTTAGATTTATATCACTCATTAAATTTTGGAAAAATAAACCATATCTTATATCTTACTCCAACTAATAATAAACCTCTAGCCGAAATTATTTACAAAGAATATATAAATAAAAAATTTAATTTAGATTTAGAGAATTATTCTTCTTTATTACATCATAAATGTCATGCAGCATTAGCATTTTATCATAGTAATTTTGAAGAAACTTTGGTTTTTGTGATAGATAGAAATGGATCAATAATTTTTATTAATGATATTGAGGTTTGCAGGGAATCAGAATCCGTTTATTTTTTTAATAAAAATAAAGAAATTAAAACTTTATACAAATCATTTTGGTTAATAAATGATTTTAAAGAAGAAGAAATTAATAAAAAAATTAAAAATTTTTATTTAGATACTGATATCAAAGTAAATAGTCAATTTGGAATAGTTAAAGTTTATGAAGCAGCAACTACTTTGATTGGACAAAGTAATTTGGAAAATGGCAAAACTATGGGACTTTCTTCTTATGGAGAAAACAAAAATTTAAAAAAATATTTTAATAAAAATGGAATTATTGAAAATAATTTTACACACATTAAAATTAACAATCATGATTCAAGTTGTTTTTATGGAGAAGAAAATAAAATTGAAAAAAATATAACAAAAGAAAATTATAAATATTATGCAAATAAAGCAAAAAATGTTCAGTTAGAGACTCAAAAAGAAGTTTTAAAATTAATAAAAAAATATGTAAAAAAGACAAAAATTAATAATGTATGTATTGTAGGAGGATATGGATTAAACGTAGTTGCTAATAATTTTTATTTAAAAAATTTACCTAATATTAATTTTTATTTTGAACCTGTTTCCGATGATACAGGAATATCTATTGGAGCGGCTATTTTAAAACATACAGAGCATAATAAAATAATTCAACCTCCTATAAATAATTTTTATCATTATTATAATAATAGTGAAAAATTAAATGAAGGAAAAATATCTTCAATTAAAGAAGTATGTGATTTACTTACAAAACAAAAAAGTGTTGCCATTTTTGAAGGTAATCCAGAAGTAGGACCAAGAGCGTTAGGGCATAGATCTATTTTATTTGATCCTAGAAACAAAAATTGTAAAGAAATAGTAAATGTATTAAAAAATAGAGAATGGTATAGACCATTTGCAGGAGTTATTAATAAAAATTTATTTAAAAAATATTTTATTCATTTAGGGATTAATGAATCTCCTTATATGACAATAAATTTTGAATTTAAAAATAAGTATAAAAAATCATTTCCTGGAATAACACACGTTGATAGAACGTGTAGAATTCAAACTGTTACAAATGGATTTTTATTTAAATTAATAAATTTATTTTATCAAAAAACAAAATGTCCATTTTTATTAAATACTAGTTTTAATGTAGCAGGAGAACCTTTGATACAAACAAAAAAAGAAGCTATTTATATGTTTAACAATACTAAATTAGATGCTTTATATTTTGTAGAAGATCATATACTATTAAAAAAGTAGTGCATTTACTAATATAATATATATAAAGGATACTTATGCCTTTACAGAAAATACAATTCAAACCTGGATTTAATAAACAACAAACTGCAACCGGAGCCGAAGGGCAATGGATTGACGGAGATAATGTAAGATTTCGTTATGGCGAACCACAAAAAATAGGTGGTTGGCAAGAATTAGTTAATAAAACTCTCGCAGGCGTCGCGCGCGACCAGCTTACTTGGACTGCCTTAGATGGTAAAAAATATGCAGCTATTGGTACTTCTAAATTATTAGTTATTTATTATCAGGGTTCTTTTTTTGACATTACACCTCTTGGCACGGCTTTAACTTCTTGTACATTTAATACTACTAACGCCTCAACAACAGTAACTGTTAATAAAGCAGGTCATGGTTTAGAAGTTGGTGACTACATTACATTTTCAAGTGTTACTCCTCCTACAGGATTTGTAGCAGCTGATTTTACAACAAATACTTTTGAAGTTAAAACTGTTCCAACATCAGGAACCTTTACAGTTACTATGGCAGTTGCATCATCAGGAACTGCTTCAGCTTCTGGTTCTGCAACTGTAAATCCTTACATTATTATCGGACCTAATTTTCAAACACCTGCTTATGGTTATGGTACGGGATATTGGGGTGGAACTATTCCAACTTCAGTTACAACACAATTAGATGGAGCACTTAACAGCTCCGCTACAACTATTACTGTAGATGCAACCGCTGCATTTCCAACGTCCGGTCGAATAGATATTGATACAGAATTAATTACTTATTCAGGTAAAACTGCAACTACTTTTACAGGTTGTGTTAGAGGTGTAAATGGATCAACAGCTGCATCTCACTCCGATAATGCAGTAGTTACCAATGCAACAGATTGGGTTGATTGGGGAGAAGAATCAAATACTGCAGGTGTAACTCTTGCACCAGGATCCTGGTCACTCGATAATTTTGGACAAATTCTAGTTGCAACAATCAAGAATGGTCAAACATTTACTTGGGATCCATCTGTTGCAGGAGCTACATCAACAAGAGCAACTGTTGTATCTGGTGCACCAACGGCTTCTGTTATGAGCATTGTTTCTGATAGAGATAGACATTTATTCTTAATGGGAACAGAGACAACCATTGGAACACCTTCTACACAAGATCCAATGTTTATAAGATTTTCAAATCAAGAAGATATTAACACTTATGCACCAACAGTAACTAACACTGCAGGAACATTTAGACTAGATACGGGTAACGAGATTATCGGAGCTATACAAGGTAAAGATTATATCTTTGTACTTACTGATGTTGCAGCTTATGTTATTCAATTTGTTGGCCCTCCATTTACATTCTCTGTAAGACAAGTTGGAACGAACTGCGGATGCGTTGGTCAACATGCTATGGTTTATGCACAGGGCGCTGTGTTTTGGATTGGGTTTGGTGGTGGATTCTTTGTTTATGATGGAACGGTAAAACAATTACCATCACTTGTTGAAGACTTTGTATTTAATGATACTGGAGATAATTTAGGATTTAATTTTGATGCAAGTCAAATAACTTATGCTTATCACAATTCATTATACAATGAAGTAGGTTGGAATTATGCAAAAGCAGGATCAACACAAGTTGATAGAAATGTAGTTTATAATTATCTTGAAAATACTTGGACGACAGGATCATTAGCAAGAACAACTTATGTAGATGCAGAATCTTTTGATTTACCTTATGCAACAGAATTTTATTCAACTGATACTCCGTCATTTCCAACGATTAATGGTGTAAGTGCTTTAGTTGGTGCAACTAAATACTGGGAGCATGAAACGGGAGTTAATGAAGTATCTGCAACGGGTGTTAAAACATTAATTGCAGCTTTTATAGAATCAGGAGATTATGATATTTCAGAACAAGGTTTAGGTGGAGATGGTCAATTAATAATGCGTGTTAAAAGATTTATTCCAGACTTTAAAGATTTAGAAGGTAATGCAAAAATTACATTATTCTTTAGAGATTATCCTGCTAATGCAAATTCAACACCTTCTACAACACCACCCTTAATTACAGGGCCATTTACAATTACATCATCAACTGATAAAGTAGATACACGTGTTAGAGGAAGACAAGTAAGTTTAAAAATAGAAAATGATGCTGTTGATGAAACTTGGAGATACGGAACTT